CATTTCTGTTAACAGAAATCGCTTTTCTGTCAACAGAAATGGAATTTCTGCATACATTTCCGCCTAAATTGTCAACACTAACCAAAAGGTATTCATCTATGACGCTAACCTCTGTCCTCCTTTTCACAACATCGAAGTACCTTTTTTGGATTCCTTTCGATGTGAGGATCGAATACTGGGACAGCTTGCCCTCGTCAAAAATACCTATTTTCACTGCCCTTGAGACAATATCATTTATTAAATTCAAGTCCACGCCACTGTTCCCACCGAACCACTGCGCCAAGAACAGCAGCGGGCTTCTCTCTATCCATTCACAGTAATAACCCTTCTCGGAGTAGATCTTCTGCCATAGCCGGACGATTACTGCAAACCCCTTTATTCCATATGCGGCCTCGATCTCGGCCATATTGTCGTTTGTGTGACAATCCAGGAGGAAGCTCTCAATGCCTTCCTTGGCCAAACGCTTCACCTCCCGGCAATTCTAATAAATCACTTTGCTTCCGTTATCAGTCTTGATTACATCCAAGTTCTGAGGAAAGCGGGCTTTCATCGTCGGATCATGAGTAATTGCCATGATCTTAATGTTGCTATACCTGTTCTGAATGGTTTCCAATGCGTCACAGTATGCCTGAATCCCTTCTCCATCCAGAAACGGAGGCTCATCGATAAAAAGCATTCCAAGCTGGATTCCTGCGGATGATGACTTAATCTCCGCAAGCGCAAGGATAACTGACAGGGATGATTTCACTTTCTCACCGCCAGACTTCGAGAGATACGGCAGCGTAGATTTTCCATATTCCTCAATGAAAATATCCAGAGAACCCTTTTCCTTGCCATTCTTCTGTAATCTCTCCAGACGGAACTCAACGCCCATCTTACCTCCGGTCATTTGCCCAAGAATCGTATTGGCGGTTGCCGTCAGCTGCGGAATAATAGAACGGATAATCTGATGCGGAACACCGCTCTGGCTGAATGCTGCCTTTAATGTGTCATAATCCGCTGTTTCCCGTGCGTATTCTGTCCGTTTTTCCTGCAACACCACAATTTCCTTTTTGAGTTTGGAAATCTGCTCAGCCTTCTGCTGCAAAGCCCCAATCTTCATCTGTTTTTCCTTTACCAGTGCATTGATTGCATCCACCTCCGCATTCATCCCAGCAACAATGCCGGTAAGTTCCTCCATACCATTCATGGCCAGCATTTCTTTGTCTGCCTCCGCCTGTTTTTCACCAATCTCAACGGTGATGCCCGCCAACTCTTCGGCCAGTTCCAAAACCCGGCTCATGGCGGTGGTCTTTCTTTCCTCTGTTACCGGCAGTTGCTTTTCTTTTTCAAGCCATGGAGCAAGCGCCGTAATCTGGCTGAGCGTATCGGCATGTTCCGCAAATGCTTTGGCGTAACGGTCACGCTCTTGCTCAGCCTCTGTGACCTTTAATTTGATCTCTGCAAGTCTTTTTTCCGCTTCGGATATATTTGACTGCAAATGCTTCAAATCGGCCTCCAGCAAGGCGATCTTGCCTTCCCGCTGGTTGATGGCTTCAAGCTTTGCAACATACGGCTTCAGTTCTGTAATCCTCCTTGATACCGCTGCCACTTTTCCGGCATCGAAAAACATGCCGGACAATTCTTCTTCCAGTGCTTCTATCTGCCGCCTGAACGGTGTTGCCTGATCCTCATAGCATTTTTTCAGTTTCGCATAACGCCCAGGGTAATCACAAAGAGCCTCTTTCGCAGAAATCGCATCCGCAAGAAAACCGCACTTTGCATTGGATATATCCACACATTCCACATTCAAAAGCAATTCCGCTTTCTTTTTCAGCCCCTCTTCGCCAAGCTGCAGGCGCTTTACATCCGAATCATACTTTGATGATATCTGCTGCAAACTGTACTTTGCCTGTGTCAGCTTCTGGTTCACGGCATTGTATGCCCTTTCCTGCTCGTATGCCTCATCCAGCAGTTTCTTCTGCTGCTCATACTCCGCAGCCTTCTCTTTGATAACTGCATCCTGATCCGTGGGCCGCGCCCATGACAGTTCATTCTCTTTTTGTTTTACCCTTGCCTTATATGCATCAACAGCCTCCTGCTCTGTGACCGCCTGCGCTGCAAATCCCTCAGCTTCACGCTTCTTTGCAGAATATAAGGCGGATTCCCCAGCAAGCTTCCTCTCTCGCTCCATAAGAGCCTTATGTTCTGCCACCTTTGCTTCAATTTCTGCCCGCCCATCAAGGACAATCGAACAGCTTTCTATGATTGCCTGCTGAGTGGCTCTATTTTGATCTATAGCATCCCTTTTAGCTCTCAGCATTGTAATAGCTGTCAACAACTTTGTGCGCCTTTCTGCGGCTTCTTGCTGGTTCGCAAGGACAAGTTTCTGATGATCTCTCTCTGCAATCTTCGCCTGTAAACGGCTCTCGTACCCTGTAAGTTCTGCTTTGCATATTCCCAGCTCTTCATCAGGCTTTCCAAACTCAGCAATCGTTCTATTGTGAATTTCAACTTCCTTATTTAATTCTCTGCCTTTTGCGCCGTATACCTTCGCTTTTTCAGCAGCAATTTCCTCCATGATTTGATACATACTTAATCCGAGGAGGGTTCCGAGGACTTCCACACGCTCTTCTGGCTTAGCCTGTAAGAATAAACCATACTGGTCCTGCATGATAAGAGCGCAGGATTTGAATGTGAAACTATCCATGCCGATGATATTTATAATCTCCTTCTGAGTATCATTAAACTTTGGCTTAGATCTGTCTTTCCATTCTCCATCCACAAATTCTGATATATTCAATGTTGGTTTCCCTGACCGTTCCCTTGTTCTGGTTACACGGTACTTCTTATCCCCAATGCGGAATGTAAATATGATGACTCCTTTCCGGGCTTTTTCATTATTCCTCAACCACGGAGATTTTTTAGTCTCGTCCAAAAGAATTCCTTCTCTTGGTTCTTCAAACAAGCAATCAATAATTGCATCCATAAAAAGCGAAGATTTTCCTGCACCATTCTGCCCGTTAATTGTGCAGAATGTAATATCCTCAAAATTGAAGGTTTCTTCCTCGTAGTTACGGTAGTTTTTGACTGTAATCTCCACTGGCTCAAATGTGCCGGTATTGTCAGATGCAGTCACGCTTGCCTCTGCCTCTGTAATAATGGGTCTTGCCTTCAACACCAACTCCTGTATCTTTTCCGGATTCACCTGTTTCTCTTCCAGATATTTAATAAGGTTTACTTCCGGATCCGTTGTATTGGCAAGCTCTGTCCTATTTGCAAATTCGTCAATCTTATCTGGCAGAATTTCCCATACCATAAAGGCACCATCATCAAGGAGCGTTCTCTCCAAAACCGCCTTATTCAAAGCCTTGCTGTTATCCGCTGAACAGGTATAATGGATTCTGACAATCTTCTCCTGTACCGCCCCGTTATACCTCCAGTAATTGAATGCCACTTCATCAATATGTCCAAGGTTGATAGCGGTAATATCTGTATCCGTAAAATTAAAAGTAACAAACTCTCTGATCGGAGTTTCATGAAAAACACTTTGCCACACTCCTGTTGGATGCGTCTGATGTATCCAGAAGCCTCTTTCCTGTCCTTCATCATTGAAATTCGTGGAATTTATTGCACCGGAATAGTACCAGTCATGCGACAATATCTTCTGCGGTCTGTGGATATGCCCTAAAGCTACCAGGTCATACCCTGCCGCCATTAATGTCTCCCGGGAAATAATCGGCTCAAACTGTGTCAGCATCATTATCTGACCGCTCTCTGTATTGCACCCAGGTACGGTATAATGAGCCATAAGCACGCTCTTTTTACCAGCTCCACATTGCGCTTTTAATCCGGTAACAATATTTGCAAGTTCCTGCGTAAATACCACATTCTCTTCATCACTGGAAAGCCCTGGAAACTTCGCTCTGTAAGATCCTCTGTCAAATCCTGGCAATACCGCAATATCAACATCGTCAAAAGAAATTACTTGTGGGGTAATCACAATATGCACATTTTTACAGTCTGCAAACATCTCAGAGAGGACATTAAACTGTCCCGCTCCGTCATGGTTCGGTGTGCCACGCATGACTACCACCTGCTTTGATACCGCCGCAAGCTCTCTGATATAATGAATGGCTGTGATAATTTCCTCGCAGCATCTGTCAGACCACAGGCGGCCAACGTGGAACACATCACCAGAAACAAGGGAATAGTCCGGACGTTCCTCTCTCGCTACCCTCACCAATTCATCAAGGCAACGCTTTGTATCTTCTGTTCGGAGATTTGCTCCGTCTTTAACTGGACTTCGGAATGTTCCAAGATGCCAGTCAGCTGTGTGTAAAATTTTCATAAATTCATCACCTCCATAAGCTCCTTCATTTGTAAAGCCATCATCATTAACTGCTTATGCAATTCAGCAAACACCGTATCTTCAATGCCGCAGAAATCAATACCGTCGCCTTTCCACACGTTCCCAACGAACAAAATATTTCCAAGGATCGGATTCATATGTTTATCCGTCTCATACAAATAACCGCCCAGCATATTTGGTTCCAGCCCTTTCCGGAAAAGAAATTCTTCATCTACCAGCATGCTCACGCACTGTCCTGGAATTTTTGTCACCCGTCTGGACTGCTTCAGCACCGTATATAATCGTTTCGGCATCACATGTTCTATGTGATCACATCCGTTCCCGATCAGCTCACACAACGCTTTATTCTGCTCCGAGTAGTTTCCTTCGGGGAACTCATGCACTGTCACTTTCAAAGCGGTACTTACCTTGATCAGTTTCATCGTCTCCCACCTCCCTGCTGGCTCCTCACAGCCCTCTGGCACTTCATGCATAATGGACGTCCAAACTTCTCCGTTGAGTAATCCCATACTTTTTCAGGTATTACCACACCGCACTTATCGCAACAAAAATCCTCTGCCCTGCTTTCTGTTTCCTGCGGCGGTTCTTCCTGATTAGCAGACGACTCACCAGAATACGTCCCGTCAATATACTGGTCGTAATCTTCACCGTCCGATGCCTCAATAGCTGCCTGTTCAGGTACCCTGCTTTCAATCTGCGCAATACTCGGTGTGCTGCCAAAGAGTCTCTGCGAAGACTGAAACATATTTTCAATCGCAGCCTGTTTCACTTCGCTATGGTTCAGGTTCGGCACCAGATACGCCACCACAAAAGGTTTCTTCAGCTCTTCATAGGTATATGTCCCTTTAATATGCAGCGCCGTCCGGATAGCGCCGTTCAACGCTTTTGCCTCGCAGATCTGCGGCAGATGCTTCATGAACTCTGCACGCTGATTATCTGTCATCCCAGGTGTAACATTGTCTACAATAATTTCATGCGTATCTTCTACAGTAAGTATTTCTCCGGTAAGTTGCGGGACCGATATTGTGACACGGTATGCAACATCCCGGTTTCTGCAGTTCCCACACTGAACTATTTTTCCACTATGCTGATTCACCGCCACACACTTCTGGCAGGTAGTCGGAATAACGTGTTCACTGGAAAGCATCTTAATGCCCGCGCCATCCGCAAGTTTTTTCAGCCCATTTTTTGTGATTGCGTATAAGTTGGGAGTTGCGGGGTGGAAGGTCCCCTTTCTGTCCTGCCATTCTTTTTTTGCCTTCTGCTGGATATAAACATCTCCTTTATCCGGGTTCGGATCCAGCTTCACCGCCTGAATGACTGGCGACTTGATATCCGGCACATCAACAATCACATCCGTGTTGCCGAGCAGATTGTATTTCTCTGCCGGATACTGTTTAGAAATAGATAGCTCATTCATAAAAATTTACCTCCATATCTTTAGTTTGACTTGATTTATAAAGCAGAAACTGTTATGATATGGGTGCTTAGGGGAGCGCCTTGACTTTTGGTCAGGTGCTCTTTTTCCATATCTGCCAGCTCACTGCATAAACCCATTGTGTACTTCGATAACGCCAGGCTCCTGACATATTCCTCCGTCAGTTTCACCAGATACCAGTGCTGCAACACCACTGGTCTTCCATATCGTTCAAATATGTACGCCTGCTTCCCGGAAGCAAGTCTTAATGCCTCCTGAAACAAGTCATCTGTGATCGTGCATCCGAGAAGCTTCTCAACCTCCTCTTTTCGCACCGTTTCTGCTACTGCCTGCATCTACATCCACCTCCACTTTCTAAAGATCCAGTTCGCAATCTGGAATACCGCCAACCCAACAGCCGCCGCAAGGAAAAGCTCACCGCCTACCGCCTCATATCCACGAACCGCTGCCAGCTTTGCAGAAAGAACTTCGCAGATCAACATGGCCGTGCCAACTGCCGCCATTACCTGAATAACCGCCCCCAGCACCGGACCGAAAAATATCTTCAGCGCCTTTGAAAAAGCTCTGACTTCTTCCCTATATCTCCGCTCCATCTCTTTTTCTGACGGCACCAGGGACAGATATACCCTTGTTTTGGAATCTTCGCACACACACTGACATTCCAGTTTCTGCCGCACTTCACGCACTTGCAATGCATCCTTCATTTTCCTTTCCTCCTTAAAATGTTAAATTAAACAGTTTCTTTAACTGCGATGATGTATATGTATATTCATTTAAGAGACCTGCATCACCTGTCAGGTATCCGATCAACCAGCATCTGACGGAATCTTTTTTCCATTCCCGCTTTAAGCTTCCTCCAGACCTTCTCTTCTGCCTCTTGGAACAGCTTTTCGAATTCTTCATTTCTCATATAGCCTCCTAAATCACCATGCGGAGCTGTCCATTCGCTTCCTGTTTCATGATGCCCTTCATTCCCGTTTCCTGTTTCCGCATCATCTGAATACGCTTTTCCCGCTCCTGTCTGCATGTGCATTTTTCTCCCGGATCCAGGTTGCTGCCGCAATCCGGACAGACATTGTAATACGCCACCTCTTACACCTCCTAAAAATACTTTTGATTAAAGTATGTCTTGGAAATCTTACCTTTCGGCCATCTGCTGTACCCCTTGCTCTCCAGTTCGTCATTCATCTGGCGAATAACGTCCTGAGCCTTTGTCCTGCCACAGCCAAGGATCACCATGACATCAGAAACACCGTAATATCCTACTGTCACCTCTGGCTTTTTTACTTTCTGCTTTGTTCCAGTTTTCATCATAGTCACCCATCTTTACATATTTTTCTTTACCCACAGTTTCAAATTCTGTGTTATCACTGACATTTCCTCAAGGCACGTCAGAATCCTCTGCATGTCCGCCCTCTCGTCTTCAGAAATCACACCATCTTCTGTAATATCCAACAGAGTTTCTTTCGTCTGCTCCAGTTTTCTGAATGTTGATAATGCCCTGACCGTAATCCTGTCCAAGTCTTCTACCTCTATTTTCGGCATATCGCATCCCAAAGGACACATCTCTGTGCAGTAATAATTCCGGAGCTCTGGCGTATTGTACAAATCAGCCATCAGATGTACCTCTTCTGGATATGGATTTGCTATACCGCTCTCAATCCGGTAAAGCCTCCCCCTGTCGATTGACATGATATCTGCAGCTCCTTCACGACTGCTCAACCGCTCATTGTGCGATGAAGCCCTGCAACGTGCCTGGTAAAAGACATTGGAGCTTGTTTTTGCCGTAATATTTGACATTTCCTACAATCCTCCGTTTCGCTATAATTATTGATACAAGGCAGGATTGACTTCGAGCGCTTTACTTATCTTTTCGATTGTCTCGTCCGGTGCTATTAATCTGCCGTTAATGATTGCTGAAATGTAGGTGCGTCCAAGTCCTGTGGTGGAGCTGATATCAGCCAGTGTCTTTTCGAGGAGCACCATCTGCACCTTGCACTGCTTTCCCCATTCTGGAATAGAACGTTTCTTCTCCATGAAATTGTCACCGCCTTTCATTTAATTTTTAAAATTGCTGTTTAACTTCTTGTTGCAATATGTTATAATAATGCGGTATATATGTGGCTTGGATCATTATTGTCAAGACGAAAGGAGCAACAATATGGACAAAACCAGCGAAGCTTGGAAAGGGCATCTCGTTATGGTTGGCGAGGAAGCCTTTCACTCTGCCCATGAAAAAGCCTTGAAAGAGCTTGCTCCCGATGGGAATTTCTCCCAAAAAGAATGGAACGAAGCAAATTCCATGGCTATGTTGGAGGCAGTTGCAGCGATGATAGTCGAGAACGATATTGCTCATCAATAGCCCGCAAATGCTTTTCCAACCGCTGTTTGAGTGCAGGCTCGGATTCGTCCGCCTTTGAAATGCTTAAAAGAATCCGCCTGCGCCTTAACAACAGTAGTGATAGTTGTTCTACCATAAAGCATTACCTCCTTTCTTTGACCATAAATGCCTTTCCAAATGAGGATGCCAGTCCCCACTGGGGGATACCGCTATATTTACGCTCCCATTGCAGTGGGAGTTATTGCAACTTGTTGTTCGACACTTTTATAATAATTCAAGAAATTCAAGTTGTCAATATATAATTTTGAATTTTTCTTGCATTTTTGCTTGAGGTATCTATGCTATGGATTTGTTAAATAAAATTCTATATCTAATTTCAAGAAATCAAATGACGGAATTGGAATTTACTAAAAAAGTGGGTTTGAATAAAACTGCTGTAACCGAATGGAAACGTGGCAAAACACAATCGTACAGAAAACACATTCCTAAAATTGCAGCTACACTAAATGTTTCAGAAGATTTTTTATTACATGACATACCTGAAAATGCTAAATTTTCAAAAAGGTGTAGAGAATTGCGGCTTGAAAATGAAATCCCGGAAAATTATGGCTCTGCCCTCTTTAATGCCTGTAAAGAAGATTTATTCGCTTGGGAAACACTTGGAATTATTCCTCCAAAAGACATTTTGGAAAAAATGTCAGATTTTTATAATGTACCTATTACATATCTCATTGGAGAAAATGATGTAAAACGAAAAAAAAGAGAACTACCAACCGAGTGTACTATTTTAATCAAACTTAGAAAACAACACGGGTTAACCAGAAAAGAACTTTCTGAAAATATCGGCATTCCATTGTTGCAAATTATTTTATTTGAAACAATAAACGAAATTTCAAGTCCTTCTTTGAAAGATTATATTAAATTCTCTGATTTTTATAATGTAAGCATTGATTCGTTATTAGGAAGAGAAAAATCTGAGCAAACTAACCTTTCCGAAAAAGAAAAAGATATGCTCTTTTTATTTAGCAGATTATCTTTACCTGAACAGATTAAAGCGCAAAATTATATGGTTGAATTATACGAGAAATCTGTTGCAGCAGATGAAATGCCTTCTAAGAAGACCGGAACTACAAACACGGTAAAATAATATCCTTCGAGTGGTACCGAAGGGAAAAGGGATACTGAAAAGATATGGATGATGAACTTATAAAAAACTTAAAAATGGTTGATTTGATTGTAGATATGGCCATACACAGCATACAGGAAGATTATCAACATATAGGTAATCTGATTGGTGAATATGAGGAATCCTCTGGGCATATTCCAGAGGATCTTATGACATTTGATGATTTTTACAATCTTTCGCAAACCATGAACTTTGAAATGATAAAAATATTCTCCAAGGCAATGAAAAAAGCCCTAAGTTTCGCCGTGCCAGAAAACCTGCTCACTTTAATGGACAACGAAGAAAACGAGCTTTAGGTATCCGTAAATGTTTTGGCATAAGCGCCATGACTTTTTTGTCCAGTATTATTATCCGTTTGCACCCGAAGCTCTGTATACTTAATATTGCCCTGAACCTTGAGCCATACTTCACGGTTTCCTTTTACATCATACTCTACCCTGAACCCGCTGAAAATATCACTAAGGTTCTGGCCATTTATTAAGATATTCATACTATTATCTGCATGTAAAATGCTGATTTCATTTTTATGGATCACAGAATTACCAACTCCTTCCTGGTAATCCTTATCATATCACAGAAACTATAAACACGACAAGATAATACCTTCGGATGATATCGAAGGGTATAAATGAGGATGGACATATTATGAATAATCATACAGTTTATATCACCCCTCCTAAATATATTTTAGCTTATTTTGAGTTATCTGAAAAAATTTTGGCTGAGAAAGATGTTTTTAAGAGAATTGAATATTGCAATCAACAATTCGTCTATCTTCCAGCCTTTGTAAAATCAGAGTTAGATTCTTGTGGAAGTCTCCCGCCTTTAATTGCTTGCCGGGATTGGGCACCTAAACTCTATATGCGCTTGGGACGTTGGGCGGATGCAGAGAGAGCCATCCAAAACGCAATACGTGCAAATGCCTATTATCCTGATCATGGTGAAAAAGAACTGGCTTACCTTTATAATTATAGAAAAGTTGCAAATATCACCCTTGAGTTTTTGAAAGAAAATCCAGGATATTTACAAAAGGATATTTACAAAGCATTAAACGATCAGATAGAGGATATTTCTCTTTTAAAAAACTTTACGCGATGGTCCATGCAGATCAAAAAAGAACCTTATAAAAGGACAAATAAGCTTTACGCAATTTCGATATAATTTCTCAAGAGGAAACTATCATGCCTGCATACAAAGAAAAAAATAAAACCTGGACGTCAAAATTCAAATACAAGGACTGGATGGGGAAGACAAAGCAGAAGACTAAGCGGGGATTTGCCCGGAAGAAGGATGCCGAACAGTTTGAGATGGATTTCAAGGCAAAATACATCCATTCTGCAAACATTCCTTTTTCAGCGCTTGCCGACAACTACCTGGATGATCTTGTATCTAACGGGAAAATCGCCGTCACAACTGCCGCCAGGAAGAAACAGACCTTTTCGCTCCTGCTGACGCCTTTTTTTGAAAAGAAGCCCATCAACGAGATTGACGAGCTGGATGTCCTGAATTGGCAGACATGGGTAAGACAGCAGGGCTTTGAAAGGAAACCTGATACCGGATATGCCCCTACATACTTGAAATCTATCAATAATGAGCTATCGGCAATCATGAACTATGCCTGCCGGTATTACAAGCTTCCATACAACCCATGCAAAAGAGCAGGCAGCATGGGAAAAAGCGAGGCGGAAGCCATGCAGATCTGGACGCTCGACCAGTTCGAACAATTCATTGGCTGCGCCGACAAATCCGGGGCAAAAGTGGCATTTGACATCCTGTTCTGGACCGGGATCCGTGAAGGGGAACTGCTGGCACTGACGCCCGCTGATTTCCTTCCTGACATGCGGCTTAATATTGATAAAAACTTTGCTGTGGTGGACGGTGAACACATTATCAAAGCGCCCAAAAATGATCCCAGTATCCGGTGCATCGCCATCCCTGACTTTCTTTATAAAGAGGTGCAGGATTACGCACATAAATTATACGGTCTTGAGCCCGCGGACCGGCTTTTCATGTTCACGGGTTCGTTCCTGCAAAAAGAGATCAAGCGCATGGCACAGAAGGCAGGCCTTGAGCCCATCCGTGTGCATGATGTCCGCCACTCCCACGCTTCCCTGTTGATTGAAATGGGTTTCAATATCCTGATGATCTCGGAACGTCTGGGCCATAAGAGCGTCCAAACAACATGGAATACTTATGCACACCTGTATCCGGATAAAGGCCGGCAGATAGCATATGGACTGCAGGAAGCCAAGGTTACCGGAATCACCACAAACAAAACAGCGGAAGAGCAGGTACTGTCTTTGCTGGGTGAAATACAAAAGATGCTGCCAAACTACAGCGCCTGTGAAAATGACGACATCATACGTTGGAACCGGAAGACGAAGGAAAAATCCATCGTTGACCGGATGGATTTTGACCAGGCTGTGTCTCCGGATATATCCCCGGATGAAGCTTTTATCCTTATGATAAAAGACGGATATTACGAGGCAGATAAGGAAACCGTATTTTGCCTCTCCAGCCGGGGGCTCCCTGTAAAATACCTGTGAAGCACGTTTTGGGTGTCATTTGGGTGTCACTTAGGCATTAAAAGAGCCGGGAACCCTTATTTTATCAGGCTCCCGGCAAAATGGACTTTACTC